TCTACAGCAACAGCTAATCACATTGCAAAGATTGAGGTAATTAGACACCCTGAATCTTTCTCAGATGTCGTTAGAGGTTTACATGTGTTTGGAAGAAAAGTATTGCGTGACAATGCTTTAGTTCTTTCACACATCTTAATAGACTAATAGGAGGATAATTAAATGGCAACTTTAACAGTAACAGGTAATACGTCTTCTGCAGCTAGTCTACCAGTAGGTAAGCCTGTAAGAATGGTCACACAAGTTGTGGACTTTTCTTCTTTCACTAACGCAGCAGGTGATGTTGTACAAGTAATCGAAGTACCTGCAAACACTTTATGTTTGTACGCAGGTATGGATGTCCTAACTGCTGACGGTGCAGGTAACTCTGGAACATTATCTCTTGGTGATGGAGCAGACGTAGATAGATACGTTGCAGCTTCAACAGCAACTGCAGGTATGGAAGTAACTAGAGCGAGAGCAGGTGACAGTTCAATGGGAACTACATCTATCGGTTATGGTGTATATGCTGCTGCTGACACTATCGACCTAGTAGTAGCATCAGGTGCAGTGGACTGTAAAGTCCGTGTATTCTGTGTACTTGCTGACTATGACGGCGAAGGTGACTCAGAAGCACAAAAAGTATCTATTGCATAATAGAACACATAGGGAGGGGTTTATGCCCCTCCTTAAATAAAATGAAATTTTTTATTGTCCTGATAATTATGTTTAATCAGGAATCATTACCAAAAGTATTTACTTATAAATTTATGCAGTTTAATGAAATAGAAGCTTGTGATTTTTTTTTAAAAGAAAATAAGCCAGAATTAAAAAAATCAATAGAATCACAATTCCCAGTAGAAACAATACACACAAGTATGATGATGTGTATGACAACAGATGAAATTAACAGACTTACTAATCAAATACAGGAAAGCAAATGGCAGGAACAAAAACATATCTAACATTAATTAATGATGTTCTTAGAGAACTTAATGAAGTAGAACTTACCACTGCTTCATTTGCAGGTAGTAGAGGTGTGCAAACTGCTGTTAAAGGATTTATTAATAAAGCAGTTAATGATTTATATAATGCAGAAGTAGAATGGCCTTGGCTATATGTCGAAGGTACTCAAGCAACATTTGCAGGTCAACAAGAATATAATTTTCCTTCTGCTTTTAGAAAAGCTAACTTTAGCTCCTTTAGACTAGTACCCACACAAAGAATATCTAATCCTACATTTGATAGTGATATTTCAAATTGGACAACCGTATCGGGAAGTCCTTCTTATGTATCTACCGGAAATGGAAGAATACAATTAAACAATTCGGAAGTTACTCAAAGCATTAGTGCTGTCAAAAATAAAACTCATAAAATATCGGTGAGAGTTTTAGACCCAACAGAATCAGGAAGCTCTCTTACTTTAAAAATTGGAACTTCTTCTGGCGGAACAGAAATACTTTCTCAAACAATCAGTGTAACAGATTTTGGAAATGGAAACATATTCAGTAAAGATTTTACTGCCACTTCTAATACTGTCTTTATTGGTTTGTTAAATTCAGACGCAACAAATTTAGAAGTAGACTATATAAAAGTAAGTTTATCAGAAAATCCTGTCTATTTAAAATATGTTTCTTATGATGCTTTTTTACAGGGATTATTAGCCTCTGATGCGGTTATAGATGATTCCCAGTATGGTAAGCCTACTTATGTGTATAGAACGCCTGACACCTTAAAATTTGGGCTTTCTAGAATACCTGATACAGATGCCTATACTATTAAATACGATTATTATAAAACACATACAGATTTATCATCAGCAACAGACACTTTAGATTTAGCTGATAGATTTGCAGATACTGTAGTCAATAGAGCAAAGTATTATTTATATAAATTGCGTAATGATGTACCGATGGCTAATATAGCTAATGCTGAATATGAAGAGGGAGTAAAGAGAATAAGAATAGAAACTCTTAATAAACAAGATTATATGAAAGACTCAAGGGTAAACCTTAATACTTCTAATAGAACAACAAGCGATACATCAGTTCTTACTGTAACATAATATGGCACAAACGCAACCCTTTACAGCTAGTATTGGAGGAGGCCTCGTACTAAACAGAGATGTTTTTTCGATGCAACCAGGAGAAGCATTAGAACTTACAAACTTTGAACCAGATATTGAAGGTGGTTATAAAAAGATATTAGGAACAATTAAGTACAATGATAATATTGTACCTCAAGTATCCGCAGCTACAGAGCGTGTTGTTTTTTCTGCTGTCTTTAATGATGTCGTATTAGCAGGTAGAGGGGGAAGTATTCATCGAGCAGGTACAACAGGTTCATGGACTTCGTTAATCACAGGATTAGGAACACCCACTGTTAATTATGAATTTAGAAAGTTTAATTTTGATGGTACAGATAAAATTGTTATTTGTTCTGCAACATCAACACCGAGAGTAGTAAATACGAGTTATACTGTTACTAATGTTAATGCAACAGGTAGTGCTAACTTTCAATTTGTAGAAATATTTAAGAATCATATTTTCTTTTCAGGAGATTCTAGCAATGCACAAAGTGTAAAATTCATGGCTCCATTTTCTACTAATGATTTTACAACAGGTAATGGTGGTGGAGAAATAAAAGTAGACTCACCTGTTGTAGGACTTAAAATTTTCCGTGATGCTTTATTTATATTTTGTAAAGATGAAATATTTAAATTAGTAGGTAGCTCTTCTGCAGACTTTGCATTACAACCTGTTACAAGAAAAATTGGATGTATTGACGGTAGAAGTATCCAAGAATTTGCAGGTGATGTAATATTTCTAGGACCTGATGGTTTAAGAACTATTGCAGGTACAGATAAAATTGGTGACGTAGAACTGGGAACTATTTCTAAACAAGTCCAAGAAGAAACAGATAGTATTACAACACACAATATTAATTCTCTTGTTATTCGAAATAAATCACAATATAGAATATTCTACCCTACGAGTGTTGACCAAAATGAAAATTCATCAGAAGGATTAATAGCAGTAATTAAAAACAACCCTAATACAGGACAATTAGGTTTTGAGTATTCAAAGACTCAAGGAATTAAAGTATCAAGCTGTGACTCTGATTTTGTAAGCGGAACTGAAACAATAGTATCAGGTGGTTATGATGGATATGTTTATCAGCAAGAATCAGGAAATGTATTTACTAGAGCGGCCAGTACTGTAACAATTAATGCTTTTTTTAGAACACCTGACGTTACAATGGGAGACCCAGGTATTAGAAAAAATATGCAACGAGTTATTTGGAACTATGAGAATGAAGGTAATGTGGATACAAACTTTAAAGTAAGATATGACTTTGATAGTTCTGATATCCCTCAACCTGCAGCTTACACACTAGAAACAGGAGCGGGTATTGCAGTTTATGGTTTAAGCTCATCAACTTATGCAACAGCTGTTTATGGTTCATCAGGAGCAAACTTAATTAGACAATCAGTCGAAGGTAGCGGATTTACTGTAGCCCTTCGTGTTGAAGATTTTTCAACAAATCCGCCAATATCATTTAAAGGATATCAATTAGAATTTATACCCGGAGGTAGAAGATAAATGGGAGCAACATATACAAGACAAGAAGCCAGTAATATTACTGACGGTTCCGTTATTGAGGCATCACACCTTAATAATGAATTTAATCAGTTATTAGCTGCTTTTGCATCATCCACAGGACATAGTCATGATGGAACATCTGCAGAGGGTGGCTATGTACCACTTATCGCCGATAGTGATGCTTTAAATAAAATACTTGTTGATACTTCAAACAATCGTTTTGGCATCTTCAATGAAGTAGGTGGCGTTGCTGTAGAACAGTTTAGATTTCAAGATGGTGCTATTATACCCGTTACGGATAATGATATTGACTTAGGTACATCTTCTTTAGAATTTAAAGATGCTTACTTTGATGGTACAATCACAACAGATGGTTTAGCATTACCTACAACAACTATCACCGATATTTTAGATGAAGATGATTTAAACTCCGATAGTGCCACAGCTCTTGCTACACAGCAATCTATTAAGGCTTATGTTGATAGTCAAGTTACTGCTCAAGACCTAGACTTCCAAGGAGACTCAGGGGGTGCTTTAAGTATTGACCTTGATTCTGAAGTTTTAGATATTGCAGGGGGTACAGGTATTGATACAAGTGGTAGTGGTAATACTCTAACTGTTGCAATTGATTCTACTGTAGCTACATTAACAGGAACACAAACACTAACCAATAAAACAGTTAATCTTACTAACAATACTTTAACTGGTACAACAGCAGAATTTAATACCGCACTAAGTGATGGTTCTTTTGCTACTCTTGCAGGTACAGAAACATTAACTAACAAAACAGTTAACCTAGCGAGTAACACCCTTACAGGTACAACAGCACAATTTAACACTGCTTTATCTGACGGAAGTTTTGCTACTCTTGCAGGAACTGAGACATTAACCAATAAAACTATTGATGTCGATAATAATACAGTTTCTAATATTGAAGTAGACAATCTTAAATCAGGTGTTTTGGATACAGACTTATCAAGTGTATCTGCTAGTGACGATACCTTAGCATCAGCAAAAGCTATTAAGACTTATGTCGATGCTCAAGTAACAGCTAGTGATTTAGATTTCCAAGGTGATAGTGGTGGAGCATTATCTATCGACTTAGACAGTGAAGTTTTAGATATTGCAGGTGGAACGGGTATTGACACCTCAGGTTCAGGAAACACATTGACTGTGGCTATTGACTCAACAGTAGCAACACTTACTGGAACTCAAACATTTACAAACAAAACTTTAACTAGTGCTGTATTGAACGGTACTATTTCAGGTACATCTATCAAAGACGAAGATGACATGACTTCTGATTCAGCAAGTCACTTAGCAACTCAGCAGTCCATCAAAGC